GCGCTGATCGCATCAAAGAGATTGTAATCACAGAATCGATTGCTAACAGGAAGAGCGTGAAAATCAGCATTAATGACATAGATCGGCTTTTGATTCTGGTTATGATCCTTGAATAGCCATCCTTTGATTACGAAAGTATTGGAAGCTGAAATGCGCCATTTTACATCGGGTGACAAATCTTTGGGATTATCATATACAAAATCCCCCATCATCTGAATCTCTGAACGAACTTCATCAATGAAAGGGAGATTGAATTTCTCTGGAACTTTCCAAGAAACCATGATGTATGGATTGCATTGTGTGATAATGTTTTGGATAATCTGATCCAAATCTTCCTTAAAATAACAAATAATATTCACATCAACCGTAATGTTGACGGGAATTGGTTGGGGAATTTTAGCCAATCTATTGGTGGAATCCAACTGTTTTCTGTAAATGAATTGGTCTTTGTTGTGAATACGAGATGGATCACGACCAATAATAGTCTGCTCAATCGTTACCACGGGAAGGGTGAGCGTCTTGGCTCTGTCACTTAGGTCATGGAGAACGCGATGTTTCGGACCATTTACATAGCGAACCTCAATCTTTTCCTTTGCTTGCCTTGTGCGAGCGTCATAACGATATACGAAAGCGTCATCAAACGCTGCGACGAACAGATTGAGGAGTTGGGAATTTTCAAAGAAGTAGCTGTAATCGTTCACTACTTCTTATTTAATCAACAAACAAGCCCATCCCGTAGAAGGAGATGGGCTTGGAACTAAACTGGTGATCGAAACTACTCAGTTGTCTCCATTTAAAACGGAAATTCTGGATTGTCAAGAGCATATTGATCTGAATATTTATAAATTACATATTTTTTCAGAACTCTCTTGGTATTTTTCGATCTACGCAGGAGTTCACGAATACCCCCCGATTTGCCGCACCCAAAACAATGGAAAAATTTTGGAGTTCTGGTATGTATCACACAAGATGGTGTTTTTTCGTCGTGGAATGGGCATAAAATGTGAATTGCTCCATTTTTATTCTTCCACCCTATGGAAGTCTTTGATTTTTTCCAATCCGATCTTGAAGTTGATAATTCCAAATTCATGGCATATTCTCAGGAACGGAATCTTGGTAAAATCCATCCTTTCGCCTCTCCCACCCACCTTTCAAATCAGTGTCATAGAAAGCGATAGGGTATTTGATCCATTTCTTATACCAATATGGATTTTTACCAATTTGCCATTTCCAGAGTGATCCATATTTGGCTTGAATGTGCCAAATTCCAATTCTTATGTTAATCCAACAGTCGCTCATATCATTAGAAATTTCCAAATCCCATAGACCTTTCCACAAACGAATTCTCCACTCTGGTATCCTTGTGATGATTGAAAATTTCAGCAAGTGTCATTTCCTTATCAATCTTAACATCCAATTCGCAAAAATCCGCCAATCTCTGTCCTTCTTCAATGGACAACTCTGCAAATTTATATTCAAAATAGAGACGACCCTTTCTCAATAGCGCGGGATCAATCTTTTTCAGATCGCAATTGAATGTGCAGATAATTTTCATCTGAAGCGCATCCTTGAGAAATCCATCACAAATTCCCAGCAAATTATTGGTTCCAGAATTTCTATCGGTTGATAGAATCTCCTCTGCATCTTCAATGATGAGAAAATTTTTCTTGTTTTGCAACATGAAAGAAATGAAACCGGGTGACGAAATAACCGATACCATGGATGGGGGGACATAGATAACATCCTCTTCCGCTTCCATGATAAGGTTCTTCAGAAGGTTCGATTTCCCACCACCGGGAGGTCCATGTAAAAGTAAAAGACTCTCAGTATCCTCATCCTTCATGAATTTTTTGAATTTATCATAAGGGAATTTTGAGCCATAGTATATATCATAGCGATTGTCCTTAATCTCAATGTTAGAAAAATTTGTCTTTTGTTTCGTCAACCCATGCTGAGTCTGAGCGATCATATAAAAGTTCTTCTCAGACATGGGAAGAAATAGAAATTCGCCATCTATGAAATCTTTCAAAAATTGCTCAATCATTCCCCGATTCTTAACCAGAGGAGAAAAGCTGATTGTGATCCCTCCCGTAGTTGGTGTGAACGCATCTTCATCATCATCCTTATCAATCTTATCTTCCGGCATACCGAATGTTGCCCGAACCATAAGCGTCAGATCATCGCAGTAATAATATCCTGTGTTGTATTCGTTGATCTTGTATTGCTGTGCAACATCAAAATTCCATTTTCTCAGGAAATCATGGATTCTCTCAAGCTGCTGCTTGTCAAAAAGATAGTCATCTATTGCCAGAGACGCATAGGAGATGTTCCCATATTTCTGCTCAAATTCTTGGGGGTAGTCGGAAGAGCCAAGGAATTTACCCTGATGGGAAACCCAGAACACGTTTTCCAACGATTTGTCGATTATTGTTTTTATTTTACTCACACTATTATATTTTCGCGTTTCTACTTTATCTGAAATGAATATTCTAAATTTGCCATGTTTTACTATTTTTTTCACTAAAAATTGTATCAATTAAATCTATCCAGAAAGAACTTCGGCAGCTTTTTCTTGTTCCTATTTATAGCATCAAAAATGCTACCGTCAAGGATATATGTTTCGCAATAATCATCTTCCGACCTTACACCGCGCCCACAAGCTTGCACCAGAACCTTCAACATCTGATTACCATACCAATCCTTGTCAAGCTTCATCAGCTTCTCCACCCGCACATCCTTGGTTGGTAGCCACGGTGCCTTCAGGATGATCTGGAACCGCGCCAGATCGCCTTTCAGGTCAACTCCGTAGGTCATGGATGGAGACACCAGAACAGTGGGTTCCTCGGATTCCTCATGCATTTCCAAAAGCTGCTCATTATTCACCCCCTTTTCCCTACACAGAAAACGATTTGTTTTAACATTATTCTGAATATATTCAGTCAGGAAATGTGTGTGGGTGTGAATGATCCCTTTCTCATCCTTATGATGTTCCAGAATTCCTTCAATCTGTTTCATCAGCGTTGGAAGCATGGTCTTTAAATTATTAAAATTCAGCTTTTGTTTCGCCATAATATGAATGGGGGATTTCTCAGGCTCAAAATCAGTTCCCACATGGATGTATTCATAATCCTTGATTCCCAGAGATTTGCAATACGCATCGGGATCAATAATCGTTGCCGACATAATAACCACCTTCTCCGCATGGGAGAACAGATGCTTGGAAAGCACATCAACTTTCAGGGGAATGAAACGGATGCCGTATTCCACTCGCTCAATGATATAATCACTGTCATAGAAAGATTCGGAAAGTAATCCAAGAGAATTAAAAAGATTTGTCAGTTTCGTGTATTCCTGTTTCTTCTTGTTGAACGTGATGATGTCTTTCTTGACGGTATTGGATGAGAACCATTCCTTGTAATCCGCGCAAGATGTTTCCACTTTCTAAATCAGGGAGTTCACCCATGAGAGAACCTTGGGCTTGTTCTTATCATCATTGGGAAACGGTGTCACCAACGTCTGCGTCTTCATCAGGAATGGAATGTCCACCTCACATGTGAATTGGCTCACCAATTGCTCTTCCAATTCCGATCCTTCGTCACACACCATCACCTGTCTTGTCTTGAGATGATTCGGCAAGGAGAAAAACATACTGTAATTCAGAGTGGAGAATTTAGCAGTCAGCATGTCATTACGGGAATTGTAATAAGGGCAGCGATTTGCTTTCCAACATTCATTCTTCTGGTTTGCCACGTAGATACAGGGAGCAACATCAACCGATAGGGTATCATCCACATCGCATTGGTAATTACTTTTACCTTTCAGCATTCCCGTATCATCAAAGGTCATCTGATATTGGTCTTGTAGGGATTTCGTGATTGTCAGGGCATAACAACCAAAGGGTTGGAAATCGGCAACCATATCAGCCCCCTCATCACTGAAAACACTGTAGTTTCTGACAATCCGTTCAAATTCGGCGGGAACATCTTTGGATACATTCCCCAATGTTTTGGCTAAATGTGTTTTTCCCACGCCAGTATCCGCATGGACGATTACGAATTTCTTACCATTCTCAAATGCTTTTTCAATGGCATTGAGAGCTTTGGCTTGTTTATCACGGGGATTGAATCCCTCTGGAAAGTTTAAGATTAGATTATTCATTTTTCAACAATTTCAATTTCAGTCTCAAAGGGCGGATTGCAATTGAGGTACATATACCTCCCAAATTCTGACATCAAATCCCACATTTGCCATTCAGACCATCCATTATTATCTTCTGACGGAGGTTGGTATTTATTTAAAAATTCAATTTTGAGTGGTGTTTCAGGAATTATATCCTCCCAATTTTTTCTATGTAATTGTCTTCCAACATCAGTTAGTCTAACTTTAACGTAATCGTTAATATTGAATGTCATAACTGGATGATACCAGACAAAATTCAGAAGTCAACCCGTGATCACGTAAAGGTGATTGTCAAAGAATTTGGACGCTTCCGATTTGTTCAACATCCGCATTTTCCAATACACCTCTTCCGTTCGGGGACAGAATGCACTCAAGGCATAATCGAAAATAAATCCTCCGTCCGTGATCTTGATGTCATAGGGATAGGAGATTTCCCACTCCTTGATTTCCCCGCTTTCCTCAATCTTGAATTTTACAAAATTCTGCTTGGTGTTGAACATTTGTATTTTTCCCTCCCGAATTGTTCGGGAATTTAATACGAATTTCACATCACGGAAAATCAGTTGTTTTAGGTGTTCTTCAATTCTAATCATTTTGGAAAGGGGTCAAGATTGAGTTCAATGTCCATGTATCGCATTTTTTCATTGGCACTCATGGGGTATATTTTTTCATTAAAGAACGGCCAGAACGTATCATCTGCTGGCATTTGTTGAACAAGGTAGCACATGTCCATTGATATATTTCTATATGATTGCATAAAAATATCCCACGCTACTACGATATTATGTTTACGTTCATTGATCTTTTTGGGTTCCAGAGAACCTTGATATTGGAGGGTTCTCAATCCGTTTTCAGAACGCAGAATCTCGTAGCTATTCGTGCATAACATCTGGCGAATGTCCGGTCTTCCGGGGGCGCGTTCCGGTCTTCTACGGATAATCATCAGGTCACAAATATTGCTTTTCAGCAAACGCTGTAACTCAGTTCGTTTTATCAGTCTCATTTAATTCACAAACGCCAAACATGCGTTGCTCATTCAAGAACAGTCCGTTCTTCACTTTTCCGTAGCCTTTGACTTCCAGATTAATCACACCGCTTCCCATACCGCTGGGGAACACCACAATCTCCCCAACCTCCGTAAAGAGAACATTCGGCCCCTTGAGAATCACCTTCCCCTTGCGCCACATCTTATCAACGTTTGCCACTGGAATGAGAAGACTACCACGCTGGACGAAATCTCCCGATTCTTGGGTTCCTTGGGCGAGGTCACAATACTCAACGAGCATCACATCGTCCATCAGACGGGATAGGATATAATCATCCATTCCGAAGTCAGTGGGAAGGTTGGGATCGTTTAGATCAATGTGGGATTTTTGGGGTGTTAACTTATCAATGGATACTGTCATGGGAATATTTAGATATTATTTTTCATTGTCAACTGTAAATTCACAATCCCCCCCATGAATAATTTTTATATTTTCTTTATTCGTTTTAAACAAATCTACCAAATCTGTGATCTTTTTCAACTGATGGTAGTTTGGCTCTATCCAATATTTTCCATCAACCAAATCCATGCGCTGCAACTGTTGGTATGCTATTTTTTCGATATTTTCTTGAGGGGTGGATGACAAATGATAATTTACACCCCCAAAATGATAAACAAAATCAATATCATCCACATCATTTACCTCGTGTAACCCTCCATTATCTCGCAATTCGAAGTATAGATGTGTATCGTCTGCCCTAATATCATCCAACATTTTATACCCTCCAATTTTAAGCCAAGATTTTTTTAAATAAGATACCGCATTTGGAGACGATCCTCCTGTAATAAATTGATTCCCATAAATTACATAACAAGCGGCATTTCTATATGCTGTTATATTACCATATTTGGAGATGTGATTACTCATTCTATTTGATAGAAATATATCATCATCGTCCATTGGAAATATGATATCATGATTTCCAATGGACACTCCAATATTTCTTTTATGTGCAACTGTCAATCTTGCATCACAATTGATAACTCTTACATTTTTATAATCACAACACAACTCGACGTTTTTATCATCATTGATAATTACCAATTCTTTATCATCATAATCCTGCGATAAAAAAGATGCCAACATTCTTCCCAAGTATGGGATTCGCCCATAAGTCGGGCATACTGCAAGAGCTTTCATTCCACTTTTCTTTTTCTAGAAATATAATTAATTCTTTTCCGTTTCAGCTTGGGGATCACATTCTCAAAGAACCGAAACCGCTCTTCATCATTTTCAAAAATACTATTATATTTATTTACAGTCTCGTTGGCATAATTCAACAGGTCATCGTCATAGAAACTCAGATATCGAGTCACCATGTAGGGGGAGAACTCTTCCAACAATTCGTTGGTCATCTCCCCTTTCTTATCAAATAGCATGTGATTGATTGAATCAAACATCGTGTAATATCATATCCTTTCTGTAAATATCCCCATGTTCCCTCCCATCGGCAAACCATTTGGATGGAAAGTGACAGGTTTTTCTACCAATCAAAGATGCCCACCAAGAGAAAGTGGAATTGCTTCCTACTATAATATCACATTTACTCATTGATGTAAATGAATCCAGATCGGAATTGAAAATCGGTATTTGTAATTTAAAATTGGAAAATTCCTCCAACACATGAGCAGGGGAATCTGTAAACCCTACAAGATTGTAATTTTCAAATTCGTGTAAAAGATGATTAAAATATTCAGTGTTGCAAACGTGATGGATGTTCCTATGAAGCATGTAATCTCCTCGTCTGATATGAACACCAATCAATGGAATATGGGAACCCTTCTGAGTCCTAAAAGAAGTATTATCAATATCGGGTAAATTTAACAAAGATATAAATTCATCCTTAACATCCTCGAAATATTTCAGGGATTGGAAATACCCATGAAGGGAAACACTCCCATGGACAAAAGGTAATTCATTGTAATTAAATCTTTGCTCATGCACGGGAATGACATCTCTGGTAAATGGTAAGGAACCATACTCAAAATTGCAAAAGATCGTATCTTTATAGGATAACACACTATTACCTTGCCCAGCAAACCAATTATCGGGAACGATGATCAGCTTCTTGTTATGCTTCTTGGCATAGGCGTATCCAGCAGCAATGATGAATAGCTGGTTTCCCAAACCACCAATCGGATGAACGTAGCAATTATTCATTTGTAAATTCCTCCCATTTATAAAATCCATGACCGGAAACTTCTTCATAAAGCTGACTCATAATTCTAATGGTGGCTTGATACTTGCGTTCATGCGCCCCTTCGTCCGTATCTGGAATAGTGTCGTAATATCCGGGAAGTCCCAAACCATGGTCATAACGGATCGCCATGCTGTGGAGCAAACCATCTGGAGGCGTTTTAGGAAGTTTTGTTCGAGGATGAGATTCCACCAGCGATCTGATTCTTTCCAAAAATTCTGGTTTTATATATTTATATGCACCTATACTTTCATCTTTAATTGTGGGGTGTTTGGCTATGAACCATTCCCCACAATCATGGCAATATGTTTTTCCTGA